AAAAAAGGCTTGACCTTATGTATTGGTAGTAGTACAATTAAAGTGTCAAAAGGGAAACACTTTAATAAGATGGAAAAATAAAAGGAGAGAATTAAAATGAAAACAGCAAATGAAACTTTAAATTACAAATTTTTGTGGTGGGTTCCTGAACAGAATTGGGATCCCCGCCCACTATATGATACTCGCGATGAGTATATAAAGGCACACATGTACGAGGGTATCGGTGTCGACATGACTTACGATGATGGTAAACACGTTGAAAGGGTTTGGCTTGACCGGATCCAAGTTAGACGTATGTTCGGGATAAAAGTAAATAAGGCAGATTACCAAGAATTCAAAAACCTCCACGGCAAAGACGCTATGGTACTAAAGATGCGGGAGGATGCTATAAAAATGGCAGCAAACTCCCCCGAAGTGAAAAAATATTTCACTGATTATGCCGCTAAACGCGACTGGAAAATCTTATAAAAAAGGCTTGACCTTATGTATTGGTAGTAGTACAATTAAAGTGTCAAAAGGGAAACACTTTAAGATAAAAAATAATGTGTGTATCCCCTCCCTTCATTGGGAGGGAAAAGGAGGAAAATAAAATGAAATTATCGAAACAGGCTTTGGAAAGCAAATTAAGTACGTGGATAAAGCACGTAAATAAAGGCGACTCAAAATTCTTCTTTGAAGTTAATGCTTATACTGGCGTTACTGAAGAAAACTTCGTCAAAGAGCTTAAATGGCTTTTCAATGATCCGCAAGATGCAGAGGAGCGCGCAGAGAGAAACCCGTACCGTAGGGAAATATTTTTCTATCCTGACGGCACCATCCACCGTTTTATCAGAGTATATGGTAATGGTACCGTGTGCCGCGTTTCTTTTGAGGAATACGTCAAAACCGGCGGTAAAAATATGCGTATATCTGGACCCACTTATAAAGTAGGGCTTTGTATACACGACACAATAACACTTATGACTAATGATGAAGAAAAGGCAGATATACTAAAAAAGGCTGAAGCTTATAAACTGACTGCTAAAAAATGGATGTGAAACGACATTAATATGTAGTAGTCCTGCTGGCTGGCGCTAGCAGGACGTTAATAGAAGGAGAGAATTAAAATGTATAAGATTAAAAATTTTGAGTTTGGCTCGATTGACGAGCTAATGAACTCGGATATAACGACATCCCCGCGCTTTATAAGTGACGTTTGCAGATGTCTTTGGGAAGAAGCTACGGATAGAGAGCTGGACTTTCCTGACGATGACTGCTGGGACTTCGTAGCAGACTGTAACCCCTCTTGGGGCATGGAAAGGGAGTGACTGTTGAATGAAAATAACCCCCGCCCGTTATCGGGCAAATAGTAAGTACATCTCGAAAAACTACGAAAAGCTGAGCTGTAGCGTCCCCATCGGAGAGCGTGAAGTTATAAAGGGTTTTGCACAAGAGCACGGCTTGTCACTTGCTCAGTACATACGGCAAGCTTGCTATGAAAAGGCTGGTAAAAAAGCACCAGCGATGAAAAAATAATGTGATGGCTTCCTCCCAATAAAAGGGAGGAAAAAGGAGAGAATTAAAATGAATAAAAGAGGTATTGAAACTCGGAAACGTCACTGCAACGAAGATGTAAAAAAACTACTTGATTTTCTTGGAGAAAAAGCTTCCCCATCAGCTAGGGGACGGATTATGGGAGCCTTAAATATTTATAACGATTTTATGGACAGCCAGGACGAACTCCCCGAAAAGGTAGCGTCACTTCTTTGGAGTGGTGTAGACGGTGTATGCCGTGAAGCCCTAGAAGACCTGTATTTAAGCCCTCAAGACCTTGAAAGAGCTATTGAGAATCATCGGGCGTTTCATATCAACGCTTTGTATGGAAATGATTAAACGAAACGAAAAAGCCCCCTGCTATGTGCAGAGGGCTTTTTTACTAGTACACGTCAAGCAGACGTGCTATTTTGTCGTATGCTTTTTTCACTGCCTTATTTACCTTATCTATAGATAGATTTTCAGTGACAGCAATCTGGGTATTACTGTAACCGTGAACAAATTTCAAATTAAGTATGGCCATGTCATCATCTGGTATTTTTGCTTCACGGACTAGCTCTGTGAAATTAGTAAGACTTGCACCATTTAGCCAGTCCCTAGCTTTACGCCGGTTTTCATGCATAACAGCCCCTTTTCTCCGTCTTGCTTATCGGTAACCTGGTAGTAGTGGCAAAGGCTATGGGAATCGCGGTACTTACGGTACATGCTGCTTTAGTCGTATTACCTTGCAACACTATGACGAGTGACACAAGTGACACCAGTAACAACGCAATCAGACTCACCACTATTACATGGTATCGGTGAAGTGTTTTTCGGTATACCTCTGTGGCCATAGCAAACACCGTAGCGAGATCATCAGTATTTTTATTCATAGTGTCACCTCTTTATGTCTGCTTCTATCGTGTCTACGTTATCTACATCAGCCTTTTTGGTTTTACGCTTTTTAGGTGTCACCTGTGTCACCTCTGCTTTAGTGTAAGCGATACAGGTGCTGTTAGGACAGCCATTTTCAGTGCATATAGCCCCGCAATATTTGCAACGTTTCATGCCTTCACCTCCGGGAATTTAACCTTAAAGTTATCCCATTTCTTATAAGCATCCACATAAGTCTCATCTTTATCACCATTATGTGTAATTTCATAGTACATTCCGTCAGTAATATTTGTACTAGCAAGTACCTTCCAATTTTGAAGTGTTTTGCAGAACCACACCACGTATACATCGTCAGTGGTTATTTGCTTTCCGTCAGTAACATCAGCATGACTATTGAAATAGTCAACAACAATTTGTTTTGCTTTTTCCTGCATAATTTATTCCTCCACTTTTTCATACGTTTTATCAAAAATATCAGGTTTGCACGGATACTGCTCACCGTTTACGCCTGTGATAATATAATCGCCAGGGTCAGCAAGAAGAAACCCTTCTAATGTTTCGATATACACTGTAATCAGTTCATTATTCTTCAATTACACCAATACCGTATTTTCTTGCACAAGTATTTTCAATCTTGCAGCCACGATATTTATTCCAACCTTCAACGAAATATGCAATATCAGCATCTGCTAGCATCTGTATGGACTTACCAAGAAACCACAATGGCTTTGCATTATGAGGAGCTTCCTTGAAGAATGTATCAAGGATTTCTACATCGCCATGATACTTCTGTTTAATTGTTTCAATAGCACGATTGCGCTCTGCCTCAATCTGCTCGTCAGTCTTATCTCTCATTGGCTGTGAAATAAATACTTTAATCATGTTTGTTTTCTCCTTAACATGACTATTGAAATAGTCGACAACAATCTGTTTTGCTTTTTCCTGCATAATAAACCTCGCTTTCTGCTTGCTAAGCAAGCCTAAAAAATTAATAAATAGTTAGTCATCGTAGTAAATGTTCCCGTCAAGGCTCATTCCGTACAGACTGTCAGTATACTGCCAAATTCTTACCCTGTCAGGATATTCGTCTTTTAAGTCGCAATGACTGCTATATTGCGCCACCCATATAGGAACATATTCAGGCAAATCATCAATATGAATATGATGTGCTCCTTCTTTGCTAAGCCAGTTCCAAGATGAATAAATGCCTTGATACTGGTGTCCATAGTCGGTGAGACGATTTAGAAAAGCCATGCATACGCTGGTTATATCATCACCATTTAACAGCATTTTGTTGCTTTCTGCGTCATACCAAATACCAAGTTCAGGCGTTTCGCCCCGCAAGTATTCTTTCAGCCAGCTTGCTACAATATCTGCTTCTCTTACTGCTTCATCGTAGCTGCAAGCTTTAGCGTAGTAATAGACGCCATACTTGAGACCGTATTCAACTGCATGATTGACATGCTCCACGAACATATCATCTAAGTTATCTTCCTGCCCGATTTTTAATATAACGCCATCTACACCGCTATCAACTAGCCCCTGCCAGTCAATTTCAGTCTGCCATGCGGATATATCAATCACTTTCATTTTACAACGCCTCCTCCGATTGCTTTTATCGCTATAGCTCCACCAAGTGAGCCGCCGATCGTACAAGCTACGTTTTCACTGTAGCCACTTACTATGCAAGCTAAAAGCGACATGCCAAGAAAAAATACACATATATTATCTTTTGTCAGTATATCTTTCATAGAACTACCCCCATTTGCCGTGATGTAAAACATCTTCGATACCATCAATTCTATGATGTGCGGATTTAGTGCTTTCCTCAACCCGTACCAGCCTTAAATCGATTAACCGCTGCTGCTCCTGTGTATTCGTTATAAGCAGTTGCAAGTTTTTAATAGCCCGGTTTAACGGCTGTAAAAAGATGTAGCTTATCACACCGCCAATAACGGACATAATAGCAGTCATTTGTACGGCTATAGTTAACCACTCACTCAAGCTCATAGTGTCACCTACTTATCAGTTGGTTTTTCTTCTTTTTCTTTAGGCTCTGTGTATCTTACACACTTTGGATTTTGGCATGTACCATCCTCACGTAGCGGTTTGCGACAACGGATGCACCGCTTGATTACCTTAAATGCCATAATTACTCACTCCCTTCCTCTGCTGCTCTATAGTCAGCATCATACTGAGCGTCTAAAGCCGTAAGCTGTTCTTGTACTGCTTTTGCTGTATCAGTGTCACTATATGCTACGGCTTCGGCGTACTGACTTAGCAGCTCTTTTTTATCAGCTTCATAGCTTGCGTCCAGCTGTGCTTTTTTCTGTTCTGCTCTTTCAGCTTGTGTAGGTTCTGGTGCTGGTGGTGCTGACTTTACTTTTTTATTAGCTACATCATAGATATAGCCTGTACCGTTGTCCCCCGTACCCTTGTTGCCTACCAAGTAGTGCCATTCTTCTTCTGTTATTTCGATAAAACCGTCGTCAAGTTTTGACTGCTTTTCTTCTTTACTCATACCCGCGGTATCATAAGTTTCACCACGGTTTCCTTTTTCATCGAATTCACATAAGTAGGTGAGAATAAAATTTTCTTCCATTACTATTTCCCTTCTTTCGTTATTTCCATGAGCCAATCATAAGCCAATGACAATAGTATACTGGTGCGTTATGGTCATTGATAAAGTTATGAACGTATAGCTTTATATACGTTAAATCCGTTTCTGCTTGTACTGATGATACCCTGTCAGTATTTGGATAACCCAGTGTTGCTTGCAAACTATATGTAGCCTTAAAACTAATCGGTAAAGTTTTAACATACATTTTTGTTCCCGAGTAGCCTTGTACTTCCATCATACCGAATTGCACCAGCAAACCGTTCGCGTACTTAATATAGTTCATTTCTTGACCTAGCTGCTGTGATACTATACCTGCCCCCGCAAGGTCGGCTATAACGCCTTTGTCATCAGTCCAGGTCAGTTTAGGATTAGAGTATTTATAAGCAGAGGTCGAGTAATCTATTGAACCTACCAGTTCGGGTATCACCGCTGGTGAATCATCAACCCGTTGCGACATCGGTCTAAGTCTAAATAAAAATCCGTTTGAATCATCAGCTCCAGTCAGTGTTAAATTAGCACCATCGGCATTCCAATACCCCATACGACCGTACAACTCTATTCTAGTAGCGGCATCTGGGCTCCCACCCGAGAATCCGTTGTCCGGATAGATATAGTTGTAATTTTTCTGATTAGTTTCGTCCTTTTTTTGTTCATATTGAAGTGGCAAGTTGCTTCGGGATGGTATTTTATTAATTATGTCTTGGTAGTGATGCCCGTCTAATTTGTCACTGTCATCAGCTGTTTCCGCGCTTACTGCTTTTTCTGTCTTGCCAAGTTTTTCCGCTAACGCGTTATTAACGGTGGCTGCATAATCTTTATCGTTATTCAGTGCTTTAGATAATTCTTGTAATGTATCAAGTTGTTCCGGCGCTCCGTTTACCAGATCTGCTACTTTTTTATCTACGTACGTTTTATCTGCTTTACTGTCATTTAAGCTTTTGTCGTTACTAAGCAGCTGACGGTTAATCAGATTAAACACGTCTGCGCTGGCGGGGTCTTTGTTTATAAGCTGCGGAAAGTCTGTACTATAAGGCATATCCGGATTAAGGTTTTCAGCTGGACGCTGCTGACCTTTTACCGTGTCCGGCAGTACGGAATTAATGAGTTTATCTCGTTCCTCATTTGTCATTTACTGTGTCACCTCCATGTCAGTATAAGCTAGTTTTTTTAATGACTGCATTTAATCACCCTTTTAATATCCAATAGCGATGTACCTATAAGTACTTTGCGGATTTTCCAAACTAAAGCCTCTAGTAGTGAGACCAGTAACGCACACACGGTTCTTACTCATATTACTACCATCAGACGGTGCCTGTAGCTGTGGCACGACTTGCAAGCACTTTGTTTTAAAAGATACTGGAAAAACTACTGGGTTTGCATGTTGTCCCCACATTACTGTTAACCCATTTCCGAATATCGCATATCCATTCTCTTGCAAAACTAATTTAGACATGCCACCACCTTGTTGCAGCACAAAAGATATTATGTCTTGGTAGTGGTACCCATCTAATTTGTCACTGTCAGCCGCATAACCAGCTGTTCCCGCCGTCCCCGCCGCGCTAGCTTTACCACTGATGTTAATGCCCCATGTACCGCTGGCACCTGTGCCCGTTTTTGTGGGAGCCCCGATATTACCCGGCGTTACTGTTTGCCATGTGTTATCGTTCCGTAAAAATCGGGAGTTGTTAGCAGATTCCAATTTCGGTACATGGTTGCCGTGAACTAAAGGTGCTGCGTCGGTTATACCGTAGCCTTGCAAAGTATTCGGATTAGATCCGCCCGTGACGTGACCTTGTGCATTAACCGATACTTGCTTATAGCTGCCAGCCTTAACCCCGCTGTTCGGATGCACATAGTTGTTAGCTCTGTCAGCTATACCGTCAAGCTTCTTTTTATCCTCAGTGCTCATCAAGCCGTTATGCGCTGGTGTGACTATAGCTAAGTCGTTGCTAGCTAACCTGTTATCTATAGCGTCAATCAGTGCTTTTAGCTCTTTGTCCCCTTTTTCTAGTAAAGCCTTTATGTACTTATCGTTACTAAGCAGCTGACGAGTAATAAGGTTTGTCAGCGTATAAATGACCTCATCTTTAGCGATGAATTGCGGAAAGTGTTCACTATATGGAAAGTCCGTAGGTACATCACCTGGACGTTTATAGCCGAGCACCGTATCTGGAAAATTCTGGTTAAGTATTTTCTTGCGTTCTTCTTCTGTTATGGCCATAGCTTCCACCTCTTAAAATTCCAGTGTCCACTTAAACACCAACGATGTTTCAGCGTCTACACCTTTCGACGTTAAAAGCCTAATCTTAGCAGCTGTTTCGCCTGCTTCATCAAGTAGTGCTATTTCATTAATACCGGACGTTACTTCACCAGCATTGACAGTAGCTTGGAAGGTGACAGCATTATCCGATGGAAAAGTTATGCTATCAAGTGTTTTAGTTAAAACTACGTGATTTAGACCACCTGTTTCAGTAGGCGGAGCAGGGTTATTCTGTTCATCAGTTTCACCCTGGTCCCCGAAAGCCATTTTAGTTATCTTGCTTATAGTTCCGGTTTCACCTACCGCATGTGCTAGTAACCTCCTATATAGCGCCGTTGTTACTTTGTTGTTCTTTAAAAAGTCGGCACTGCTGCCACCGTTGTCAGCAAATAGCTGTAAATTCATTTTTAAAGTCATATCTTGATTCATAGACTCTCCTCCGATCTTGTGTCGCCTTTTATGACTGTCACCGTTGCCGTATGTTTAAGCATATATTTTCTACGAGTAGTCGATGCAAGCTCCCTTGAGCCGTCCAGCTCCCAGCTGCCGTCAAGCACGTTATCAAATTCCGCGTTACTGCAAGTCTGCCTATAATTTAGAACTGTATCAACTAAAACATTTGACTGACAGGTGACACGTGACACCGGTGACATTATATCTGTTAAGAACATTTTGTACTTACTAGTAACTTTTTTAACAGCGTTTCCTACAATTTTTCCATGCACGGTATTTACAGGTTTTAAGCTGCTTACTGCTTCTGAGTAATACGAAGCCACTAAAAAATGCTTCTGGTCATCCCTGTAATTCGTGTCACCTTCCAATGCATCATGGCGATACTGCCCGTTAAAGTAGTGGGTATGCGGTACTCCGTTTTTATCGTGTGTACCTTCCCAGTAAAGAGTTGACGTTTTACCTGTGGCACTACTGAAATAGCGTTGAGTACCAACCCATGCTATACCTATGTTCAAATAGTGATGAGTTTTTATATACATCACTAAAATAGCGTTGACTATGGCACCGAGGTTAGCCGGTATTATTGATCGAGCATATTTATAAACCTGCCCTTCGTTAATACCTGCATCATCGTACATTTCTAAGTTTAGTTTATAGTGATCGTAGTCGCATTTCAGCGTAACGACACCTTCACCGTACCGCTGGTCAAGCATTTGCTGGAACTTACGCTCGGTATACGGTAATGAATGGTTAATCTTTGCTAGGATTTTGTTTTTACGCTGTGTCAGTGTGTCAGCGTCACCTGGTCTGATGTCAAGCATACTTTCCCAGCGTTTAGCACCGTCAACGTCAAGCAATTCCACATAGGTATTTACGAACCACTTTTTAGCTTGTGGCCATATATGGGCAAACTCGATGTTTTCAGTCTTGGCCAGCTCCTGAAATTCTAATGACGGTGCAACAACCTTTGGGAAGTAATGAGCTATGTCAACATCACGTGTCAGTTCGTCAACCATGTTATTTCACCTCTAACCGCTAACTCGTTAATACCCAGCACTAGATTCTCTTCTACGCCGTTGAGCTTGGTATGCGTTATGTCGTCGATACCGTCAAGCTCTAAAATCCGGCTCTCGATCTGAGTAGTTCGTATCGTTATGCCGGTGTTACGGGTAGTTTGTGCAGTATCTTTTTTAGTGTCTGGCCATTTCTTGTTAAGCTCGGTAAAGTATTTATCAATAATTTTTTCTATATCATTTTTAAAGCTTATAGCAAGTTTTTCTGTAGTAGTTAAGTGCAGTTCTATTGCTACTTTAGAGTTGGTGACACCTTCCACCGTGACATGATGGCCGATTGGCGCTATGCCTATGCCCTGCCCTGCGTTAGTCACAGGGTCTATCATGGTTTGTACTTCTTGCACAAATTCTTCGGTAGGTACTTTATACTCACTGGTCATGAAAACCAGCTTTACCGTGCCACCGCCCGCCCACACCGGATAAACCTTGCACCCGCCTACTCCGGCTACGCTGTTCATCTTGTCGATGTAGTCAGTGATGTTACCGCCATAAGCTAGTACGTTAAAGCTGTTTAAATAGCGGGTCCTGAAGTGCTCCGTCTCTTCTTCATCCTGTCCCGGGCGTATTACCTCAGTAAGAGTTGCCGTTTGTAGTCCTAAAGTAAACGAGTTAGGTATAAGTGCTCCGGGCGGTACATTACCTACGGTTCCTGCTGTGTCACATGTCAAGTAGTAAACGCCTGGTGACACTTTTTCGGTGACAGTAAAATTAATGGTTTCATAAGAAAAGGAACTGCCTATCTCGATATCAACGGTCGCTGGTGTAAAAGTTGCTTTTACTTTAGCGCTGGACGCCGGTGTCGGTGTCAGCCCTCTTTCTTTAGCCCGTCTTATCAGCCACTCTCTTTCCGCTGTGTCAGCAAAGGTATTAGTAAAAAAGTAGTTGATAGCTACATATAGCAAGAAAAACTCGATTGACGCGGGAGCTGTTGCGTCGTAAATTAGACTGCCCTCGCGCTTGTCTACATCACTAGAGACGTTATCAAGCATCCGCTTTAAAATTGTATCTTGCGTTAAGTCCTCGTACATTATTGAAGTGTCACCACCTTTTGTAGTTCAAGTGTGCCGTAGATTGTTTTAACGGTGAATTTGCATAAAACGTCACCACCGTTATGTGACAGGTCGAAATCTGTAACATCGGTTATGCGGTCATCCTGCATAAGTGCATCCGTTATGCGCTGTGGTAAAACAGCAAAAACATATGGTATAGGCTGCCCGAAAAGGTCTTGTAGCTCTATACCGTAGTTCCAGCTATATATGGGATATGTGTACCGTTCGGTATTTATGGCTTTATAGCAAGCCTGCGCTATAGCGTCAAGCCCCGTGACAGCGCCTTTGATACGCTCTTTTTTTATGTGCATTTGATACGTGTTACTAGTCTGTATATTGTCACCTGTGCTGACATCAGCAGCACTTATTGTGACACTTGACGCCGACTCTGGAAGTGTTGCCATTTAATCACCCCCACTGCCCTGATAGTGATATATGATTAAAAATGCGGGATATTACTAAGTATTCTTGTCCTCCTAGCTGCCTCAGCATTACTACACTTTCACCCGGCGTTAAGCCATTATGAACGGTTATCCGCTTCCTGCCTTTATACCCGTGATTATGACTAGCATATTCAGCGTACCCGCTGCCACCAGCAGCGTTTTCAGTAGTGTGGTTGACAGTAATATCGACGTCATAGTCCCTGACTGCATCGGTCAAAACTAAAAATTCTTCAGTGATGGTTTCTTTTGCGTCAAGTCTGATTACAAGCGGGTTGACAGTTTCAACCACACCCAGGATATAGTCAGCGGGTTTTCCCGCTTGATAGGTGTTATAAGCTAATTTCTGTAAAGCGTTCATAAGCTGGTTACTCATTTAGTAATACCCCTCCCGACTAAAGTTAAATCCATAGTGTAACTATCGTTACCACTGTCCCATTTGTGTTTGACCTGCTCTACCATCATCTGTACTGCGTAGGTCCGTACTACTGAACTATCAGAAAAGTCCGGTGAATTGCCATCGTCAGTATCGGGTGGCAAATTATATATCGGTGTTCCATCCTCGGGGTTAATCCCAGAGGGTGCTATGTTGTATTCAACGCCGTTTTCTTCGCGTTGTAGTTTTACATCCGGATCCTTTATATTCAGCTTTACCCATATACGGCTGCCAGCCCGTACCCGTGTATCACCAAAGGCACCTTTAATGCTTAAAGTTTTTTTAGCAGAGTTGTACACTTCTAGCATTGTATGTGCTTTATCATAAGGATTAGTAGTGTCACGCTCGTTAATGCTTTCAGTTTTACGCAGAATACCCCAGCGCTTTATATTAGCGTTGCTCTGCCTTGAATACTCGATATGTTTCCCCGTGTTTTTATCGTCTTTATACAGGGTTACGGCATTGAAAGTATCTTTATCTATTGACGATTCGAAGTTAAAGTTCTGTGCCGTCTCAGCGTCAATAAGTATCGGCACATCCAAACCTCCTACCTCAGCCAAGGTTATGACACCGAAGTCATCATACAAAATATACATTTTCCCGTATTTGTAAGCGGTATTACCGCTTTTATCACCGGTATATAGTATGGTATGGTCAAGCGCCAGCTGGATAGTATCAAACAGCGTTTGGTTGCTGGCCCGCATTTTATGTATAGTGTAACCCGTGTCACAGATAGCCTCAGTTTCAACTTCTTTACCACTTTTATCCTTGCTTTTCTTTTTATGAATTAAACCATAGTCATCACAGATAGCACGGATAACCTCGGCTGCTGTCTTTTTGACTACCACGGTTATGTCTTTGTTCTTTAAGTAGCGTAGCTGGTCATAAGCTGTAACCTGTATAACGCCATTCTTATCTTCTTTATGAGAGAAAATGAAGCCCTTGAAAAGATTGTCATTGCCGTAACTCATCTGGACCATGTTACCTTCTTCAAAGTCTAAAATATCATCACGTAACATTTTAAAAGTCAGTTTACCTGGTGTACCTTGACGAGCTAAATCCCAGGTGACACCTTCTTGTACTGCTGGCATAAAAGTTTTGCCATTATGCGAAATTATAATCGTGACAGCTTTTTCTTGCTTAGCTTGCGGGGTTAAAGCTGATTGCTCTAATATCTCTAAACCTTTAATTGACATTAATGGATCACCCCGTTTGGTATTTTTATCTGGGTTCCCTGTACTGGCTCATTATACGGATTTTTCATGCCGTTAAGTATAGCAATGTTGGCCAGCACGCCCACACTTGGAGCACCACCGCTTAAAACTGTTTGCGTTGCTTCCCATATAGACCGCTGGCCGCGGATTGTTATTGCATTTTGTAGGAACTTGTTGCCACCGGCCTTCCGGTTCTGCTTTACTGTTACTGTTTGTTTCCCGTTCTCATCGGTACTGACCTCAACTTCTTTGGTGCCATAGTCAACGTACTGCTTTAGTGTAACAGGTACCGTAATGTCGAACCCTTCCCCTGCGTCCTCTTTAATGCTGTAACTTTCAAGTGTCACCCGCATATACGTATCAAACAACACTTCATAACGCGGACTCATTCGCAGGACTATAAGGTCGAAGGGTTCCCGATCCACTTTCAGCTTCTTAATCTTTTGCAGGAAGTAAACAGGCTGTTTATAAGAAAAGTCTTTACCAAAAAGTTTTTTGCCGATGTAGGTTAAAGCGCTTGACTTGAAACTCTGGCTATAGTTTGCATAGGGACGGGCGTCACCTGGCAGCCGTATGTCAAAACTAATCTCTGTTAATCCAGCTGACTTCACTAGATTAACTTCACCTTCGTTAATCAGATTAATAGTCTTGTTACGGTTTTTGATTTTAGTTGTCATTTTTGCGGGCGGGACCGGCAACATCAGGTCACTTAGAAAAAAGTAATAAGCCACTGTATCACCTCCACTAAAAAAGCACCACCATAACATGGCAGTGCTTGAAAAGATCAATATTCAATTATATGGGCTTAATTGTTGATAAAATTTGCTTAAAAACGGTTTCCGCGTTATCTGTGTCGCCACCGTAAGTCATGCCAACTATAATGCCCACATGGTTTAGTACGGTCGTTGCAATAATAACTTTTCCCTCAGTATTCATCACATTTTGGTACTTCTTGATATTCCTAATTTTAAGGACATAGAAAATGTTATTAGGCAAGTCATATCTATAAGAATCATAAACAGCGGTAGGGTCATTATAATACGCAGATAGCTGGTCATACATTCCGCCTGCTATAGCCTTATAAAAATTCTCTTGTTGAGCAGGTGTTTTTAATACATATAAGTTAGGCGGGTATAACTCATTAGCATTAGGTTCATGTATACTTATAAAACCAAACCGAAATTTAGCAGGGTCCTTCTGTATAAAAAGCCACTCAAAACGATTATCCGGCTTAGGTTTTAGCATTTGCCATTCATTCGGCAGCTCTACTGAGTACCTATATTTAGTATCGGTATAAGTTTGTGCAAAACAATCTATACTAGTTAGCATACTAAATAATAGCATTAACACAATTATACATTTGTTCACAATCACCACCTCCGTATAATTAGTATATTCGGCTTAGATTGTAAATTTCCTGCCTAAACATGAACAGCTTCTGCACCCGTATTTATTCCGGTTAAAATGTATTCGGTTATCTGGTCGATAACACCATCAACATCTTGCTGGTGTTCAATAGTCGGGTTAATGTCACCAACACTAACCGCTATCTCTTGTGTAGTGTAATGTAGAACAGCCTCTTTGCCAGCCAGCTCCCTAGCTTCCTTGGCTATTTCTATAATATCGTCCATAGCGTCCGCCATTCTGCCAGTGTTGTCAGCGGTTTTCTGTGCAGCACCGCCATCACCTCCGGAGCCACCACTTCCGGAACCATCAAATCCGCTACTGCCGTTATCTTGATTATCATAAGCAGTCTGCCCATTACTATTGCTTGGCATCCCTTGCTTTAACTTCTCAAAAAAGTTACCACTGGCAAAATCTCTAACTGTATCGATCCCTGTATCTATTCCAGCCCCTATATTGGCCCCTAGGCTGCCAAAATCCCCCCGGTCTGCCCTATAGCTTACATGGGCTATAGCTCCTATACTGGTACCAAAAACTCTATTTACGGCCCCAGCTAGGGAATTAATGACATCAATAAAACCGTTTATCTTATCTATCATAAAATTAATCGCATCCGCTACAACTTCGCCAATCGATCTAAAAACGGACTCAAACGTTGTGCCAAGTCTGCCAGTAGCGTCCTGCCATTTTCTAAAAATTGATATTGCACCATATGCAATGATACTGATAATAGCGCCAATAACGATTATAGTTGCTATTATCGAACCGTGAAATAACCAGGAAGCTATTGTAGCAGCCATTACTACTACACGCCAAGCAGCCATTACGGCATTACATACGGCTATCCTTGCAGCAACTAATCCCATTACAACAGCGTGTCTTATAGCACTGGCATTAGCAATAAGCCAGTACATAGAATATATTAGCAGGGCACCGCCTGCAATAGTTAAAACCGTTAATAATGCAGGCAAAACTATTTCTGTGAAAATATTTAAGCCATCACAGGCCCACGCTACTGCGTCATATAACATCTGGAACGGTGCCATAACTATATCAGTTACATAGTTTATCGCCGTTGGCAGTGTATCTAAAAACCAGCCCGTCAACTGTGCTCCTATATCTAGTACCTCACTTATGACGCCGATTATGATAATGAAACTTGCAATAATAGCTCCGCCTATAGGTGTATTAATAAACCACTGAAATTCATTAATAAGTCTAGGCGTCCACTCATCCGCCAGCTCTTGAATTGGTTTAATTATAGCACGGTAAGTATCACCGATAGCGTTACCTGCTTTTACTAATAAGCTTACAAGACCTTGTACGGCCATTGCTAGAGTCTGTATAACTGGTGTTTTAGCTATCCATACCAAGTTATTTATTAGCCACTCTAAAGCAGATGCAGCTAGTTGTATTCCAAGTATAGCTGTATCCATTATAATTCTAGCGACTGGCGTATTGGCCAAATCTGAAACTAAACTAAATACCGGTTTTAAGGCATTTGTAGCTTGTGTTGTCATTATCTGCCAAATACTTCCCCAAGTTAACGGCATTTGCTCAAACATTTCATTAATTTTATCCATGTTTTGCAGTATGGCATTTTTTAATATCTCAGATGTGATCTGCCCGTCACTTGATAGCTGTTTCAGTGCCCCACGCGACACATTCATGTACTCAGCTACCATCTGTTCAATCATCGGTGCTGCTTCAGCTATTGACCTAAACTCATCGCCTTGCAATTTGCCGCTGCCTAGTGCTTGCGTTAACTGTAACAAAGCGTCAGCTTGTTGCTGTACACCTGTCCCACCAATAGTAAATAGCTTTTGTATCCCTTCCATGAATGGCACTACCTGTTGCGGGTCCGGAAACGCTTCTTTAGCTGTCATAGCTATTTTACCGACTGCATCTGCCATCTGGAAATATGAACCACGGGCTCTAATTGCGGATTCATAAATGCGCTGATTCATTGCTTCAACGTCTCCGCCTTCACCTACTATAAGTCGTAGCCTAGTTTCAATGCCTGCATAGGTATCACTAGTATGTATCAGATACGTAGGCAGACTAGCTATAGTACTTCCGATTTTAGCGATAGCTCCGGCAGCAAGATTAGCCATTGTCAGCTGACCAAAGGTACTACTAACCAAACCTTTAAGTCTGCTAAATGCTCCCGAGGTATTATTGGTTTGTCTTTGTAGGTTAACCATAGCGTCATTAGCAGGAGCAAACAGATTCGCGTTGAGCCTATTCTCAAGTGCTGCGGTATCAACGCCAGGTATGGTCACATTAGCTCCGATAGTAATTGTCTTGTCTTGCAAACTGTTAATAGCTTGTCGTGCCTTTGTAACCGTCTGTGCAGCGTTGGTTCCGATGTTAATACTTTTGCCTTGCATATTATCAACAACTCGTTCTACACCGGAAACGGACTGTCCTAACTGGTCAAAAACTTTCCTGCTGTTAGCTATCGAGCTGAAACCTTTTTGGGTAGCATTAACACTCTGCGTAATTTTGTTAAGCACTGGTGATACACCGTCGACTAGTTCAATTCGGTTTCTTAATGTAGCCACCGTATCACCTCCGAGCCTTTGACTTCATCTTCTCTGCTTCTTTTTTATCGGCTTTAGCTTTTACGTCTATAGCAGCCCATATAAAAGCTTGTTCTTCCTCCGACAAACTCATTATCTCACTTGGCAGTTTGTGTAGCTTTATAAGACAGTAATACAGGACACCCGCCCATGCATCACTGCCATTAATTAGTTTTTTGCGGTACTGATTTTTTCTGCCATACCCATCTGATAGCCGGACACTTCTGATACGGCGCTTACAAGGTCTGTATACTCGCCAGGTGTTAGCATAGCTTTAACCGTGAGTGCCGCACCGATAGTACCATAAGACGCCTGTAAATCTGCGTCGTTAAGGTTTGGGAATATTACGGCCGCACAAACCATTTCCGTTGCTAGTGCTATCTGGTCAGTAGTGGTTTTGTACTCGCGGGTACTTTTGTTAAACTCTTTTTTCTTGCACCGGCGCTCCATTGCTTCGATCTCATCATTACCAAGAACTCGCAGCTTCCACGGTATCGGATTACCCTGCTCATCTACAAAACGTTCTGACGCTACATATTCCTTTTCTTTAATAGCGATGGCGTTACCCTTTAAAAATGCTTTCATGCTAAGTTCTGCCATAATTAAATCCTCCATAACTAAAACAGCGGACAGGCTGTTACGACACTAAAAAACCCATCCGCTACCATTCTACTTCTTAGCTAACAAGAACACCGTCAAGCTCATCAAAGCTCTGCGGCATTTCAAAATCTTCAAACGAGAAATCCATATCCTGTTCAAGCCAATCACCGTCTGCGTCAAATGCTGCGATAATGGCGCTGTCCATGTTGCAGTTTTTGAGAATCAACGTCTGAGAACCGCTAGCCGACGTTGCATCTTTGTTTACTACCTGCATATCAAAATAAATATCTTCGCCGGTATCTTTATACTTCTGCATCAGCTTAGTAAACATCGACGTGACACTGTAAATCGTCATAGAGCCGGAGCCTTCCCAGCCGTTTGACTTGTGACCTACGCCTGTCTGACCTAAAATCGGGACTTCTTTTTTGTTCTTTTTGACCGTTGCTTTCAGGTTTTTCGCCATCATTAACAAATAGCGGTTATTCTCAATGGTGGCAAAACAGTACGCAAGACGGGCAGCGTTTACATCACGGGCCCGCATAGTCTGAATTAGATCTGCCATAAATTTTCACCCCCTTAATTGACGTTCACTGTCATATATAATTTTTCCATACAACAAGTGGGTTGTACTGCATGTTCAGTCACAACCGCGGTTTTCTCAGTACCTTGCGTTGGTATTGGAATGTCGCTGGAATTGAAATTCTGTATAGCCCGTACACGTTGTAACTCCTGATAGTAAGCTACTATGTCACCCCACAATGCAATTCTTCCGTCCTCGTCGTTCTGCTCTTTACCAAGATAAGTTTTATTGAAAAGACGAGCGATGTCAATTGCTATCTGGTCAAGTACCCGCATAACCTGATTCTTAGCAAAGTCAGCACTTTTTGCCTTACTAAAGCTTGTAAAGGTGTTAATGTCGGTAAGTACATTAATGTTGCCTGTAACATCCCCCGCGGTGGGATCTGTGACACGGTGGAACACAAACTCACCGTTATTGATAGCTTTTTTCAGTTCTGTTTGGCTGTAATCACTTCTTACCTTGAACTCACCGTCATAAGTTTTATTCGTGCAGGACGCATTTACCGCGCAACTTGCTTCAGCACCAACTACCCAGTAAACGAGGCTGGCAGGACTTGCACCACTGTCCTGTACCGGATTTTTAATGCTAATAACACCTTCATAGTCAGTGCCAGCAGCTTCGTACAATACCAGCTGAAACTTCATACCTACGTCATCGCGCAAACGCTTAACAAAGGATATGTACAGATCCTTAATCGTTTTCTCAGTTGTTACTACACCAAGCGTATTGATGTAATACGGTTCAATAGCAGCTAAAAAGTTTTGGTGTTGCAGTGCTGTAATCGTGTCACCGTTAGTACCACCGGTGAATACATCCCCGGCATTAGCAGTTAAAGCGTCACCGGTTTTAGTAAACACCACGTAGTCATTATCAACGAGGTCGGCTTTTTTAGCTACTGTCTGTTCATCTACCAGTGTTTTAACCCCGTCGACGTTAATATATGTTGACACGTCAAACTTGCTAGTCTCATCGACGTTGGCAGCTACGACAACGGTTATATCGTTGCCACGTTCACCACCGTATTTAGCTGTTCCTGTTGTTCCTTGTGCTTTCACCGCATTATTTGACATACGATAAAAATAGCCCGTTTTAAGGTTTTTAAACAGGTCCCGCAAGCCTTTTAATTTATCGTCAGCATAATCATAGCCGAAATACTTCAAAGAGTTTTTCTGAAAGTCCTCTGCTTCTACGGCAAAAATCGTATTTTCCGGGCCCCAGTCAAGTTCCAAAGGCATTGCACCATACCCACGGTCTGCCACACTTGCAGCAGCACTTACTTGACTTTTGAAGTTGATGTAAGCACCAGGCAATACCTTGTTTTGAAATATCCAGGTTCCACCACCTAAAGCCATATTCTAACCTCCTTATTTATTAACAATTTCTTTAATTGGCTTAGCTAAAAAGTCATTAGCTATTTTTAACACTTCTTCAAGAGTGTAATTTTTGTCATCGTCTAAAACCACATTCAACACATCATGATGATTGCTAAATTTATCTGATTTTAAAATTTGAGACTTTGAATAGACAGCGCTATCTTTTTTAGCTGTCACCTTGGTATCTGTTTTTTCGTCAGCCATTATTCCACCCCTTTTATTTTGTAGTTCTGTATCAACTGTTGCATTAATGGTGATTTTGCTAATTCTTTGAAAATCATTACCTTGTATGTAATGAAAAAGTGCAGAACGTTATCCTGTACCTCAAAATGCATGTCACTGCCTCTTAGTAAATTTTTAAGTACCGTTATATATTCAAGCTGAAAAAGCAGTTTGTACGCAACGTCATGCAGCTCTATGACATTATCCTCATTGGGATTATCCGGATAATACATGACATCAAAATCCATTACCAGCTCATAGCGGTTCCATAGTTTAGGTTCAAGCCTGCTGTCCATTAGGTTAATAAAAAAGCAGGGGGCTTCAAAACCTTGCGGCAGGCTGTCAAAGTATACAATCGGATTGTCAAAGCTCTTTTCGAGTTCTGCTGCTATTCCTGTATATACATCATTAACCATCAAAAGCCCCCTTTAGATACTTTTCTATTTTCTTTTGAACTATTGCCGGCGCCTGGTCCCGCAATTCGTTTTCACTTATTTTCAACATGTACTGCCCTTCGACAAATGACTTTTTTAATCGCTTGCCTAAAGCTGGTACGAAACGTCCCGGTGTCTGTCTGTGGCCATATTCAACGTAGCTCGCATAATGCACGGGATTGATAATATTGATAAAAAAGCTGTTACCATTATGCTCAACCTGCACACCGTTAAGATAAACTACTATATCCGGCACGTTACCACTTTTAGCTTCTTCCTCGGTTTTAGCTGTCCAACCTCGTCTAAGCGTACCACCAACATATCCTTTCCAATACTTATCTTTAATTTCCTTGGATATGTCATTAGGTGGTACTCCTACTGGTGTCCGCTTAATGACTTTCCTCAGTAATCGGGCGGCTAACTCTTTTATACAAGCTTCAAACATTTTTTGTCTGTTAGTACCAAGATTTTTACATGATTTAGCTAAATTATTCAGCCCAGTTAAATCAATCCGTATATCCGCCATAGTTAAGCCTCTTTATCAGTAAGAGTTAAACCTATCTCCTGGTGAGTGGGATATACAACGGGAGCTCCGCTTGCTTCAAACTTTGTAGTTCGTCCCGCCTGTGTTATTTCAACTATGCTGCCAGGCTTAACGAGTATATTCGGAGATATAAACAACGTTATATTCTGGTCCATAGCTGCTACCGTGTCAGTATTTTTCGCTGCCAGTGACGTTGAATATGACAGGTGACACGTGACACCCTCACATATGACATTTTTTACAGGTTTAGTACGATGCGTAGCAGGATCATAGACATTACTAAATTCTGTAATAGTACAGGTTCCTTCATAAAGCTTTTCTAAGTATTTACGAGCTAATTTGCGTACATTGTCTAACTTTACCATGCTATCCTCCGGTACCTGTTAAGCTGGTACTGATAATTTTTCAAAAGCGACGATGTGTATGTACTGTCAAAGTTACTGCTATTAAAGCTGACTTTGGTGTCACCTTCCTCAATAGATGAGACTCGGTTATCCATTTCGCTTTTACCTACCTGCTCATTGCGGTAAGTATCGATAGCCATTCTATAAGCTGTATTCTCAAGACCTGCAGGTAATGTTTTTAAATTGCAGTAGTTAAGGATTGTCTCTTTGACATTATCAAGCAGGAAGTTTAAAGCAAAGTCCTGCTCTTTGTCATCAAGTGCAATCCCTAACAGTGGTTTTAACTTTAAAACTTCCAGCTCCATAATTTACCCCCTGTCAGGCTGTTAGTTTAACGGTGCCGATAAACAAGCCGTCCGGATTCGGGATAATAGGGATGAATACACCTGATGATTTAGTCCAAACTGCTACTGGGTCCGGTTCCTGCCACATAACTGTTGTAATGTACTGTGATGCGGATTTAGACGTCCAAGGTCCCTGCGCTTTTTCTTCAGGAGTTGCGCCCCATAAGCCGCGGCCAAACGAACCGTCTGCCATCGGGGATATAGCTACGAGCTTATCCTCATCAAAGTAGCGTTTAGTGCTCAGTACACCTTTTTTACCTTCGTAGCGGTAGTACTCGTCATGAGTGGTAATAGTGACACCGAACATATCCTTAAATAGCTGTGCTAACAAAGTATTGCTGACATACGTGCCTTTTCCAAGTGCCGAATAAATCGACGTTTGGATGCCCTCGTTTTTACGCAAAAGGCTGACAACTTTAGTAGACGTTACAAGCTGCGTGATACGCTGGCCATTTAGACGCGCTTTATCCATCAGGTTCTGTACATCCCCTAAAATGTCGGCTTTAGGATCAGCCCAGTTAAAGTTGATTTTGTTGCCAGCTGGTACCTGGTAATCGACGTTAAATTTAGCGCCGTTCTCGTCTACCGTGATTTTACCAGTACAGAGCGCTTCCATTTTCATAACCTCGGTACGCGTTTTGACGGATTCGCTAAGACGTGCTACATCATCAAAAATGTATTTAACAATGCTGTTCTGCTCGGCGCCGTTATCAAGCCAATACTGAACGCGCTCAGTTTGATTAATTTTCTCTTTAATTAGCATTTTCTCAAGCTGTACTTTTTCCATCGTAGGACGCTGACCAATATGTGTCTCAGAATCAAAACTATGTACCTGTGCCATAGTTGGGAGCATACGCTGGTCGGAAAGACGGTAGAACTCGGCTTTTAAGTTCTGTGTTTTCATATCCGGAAAAAGCGTGTCACCTAAGTAGTTTCTAGTAACATTGAAGCTCTGTGAAAAATCCAGCAGGTCTTTCGTTTCAACAAGTTTCATAATATCCATAATCTACATTCCTTCCTTTATGCCCGTACCACTGCTACGGATTCAGTAAATACGAATCCTTTGGCTTCTAATGCAGTTTTGGCAGCTGTATCAATCTCTACCGGCAAATTATCTGCTATAACGCGTCCTGCTACCATTAAGCTCCCTTCATGGTCGCCTGTAGTAACTTCTACATCTTCAAATAAAATGCCCGTAGCCTGCGCATCGTTAGACGGGAAAACCGTACCTGCTGGTACCAGTTTATTTCCCCACTCATCAGCCGTACCCATAGTGTCCGGTACTGTACAAGTTTTCAACACCAGTCCTACCGACGAATCAAGAAAATTAATCTTTTTGTCGGTCTCGTATTTTGCAATTCTCGACATAATATTTCCTCCTGTTAATTATATATTAGCAAGGTTTTTAGCCTTTACTTACTTTCACCTGCTGGTGTATTAACCGCATTATATTCCTGTGCAAACCTCATGCCTAAAGACTTGTCCTCAGTGTCATCATCGCCACCGTTAGATCCTGCGCCCTGTCTAACTCCGGCTTTAGGTTTGCCCCCCGGCAGGTCAAACAGGAATTTAGAATCATCTGCCTCCTGTAATCGTTTAAGTTGCTTGTCTAAGCCCTTGAGTTCTCCTTTTTCTTCGTCAAAATCAAGCGCGTCTACATCAAGCAAGGCTTTTACTGCTTTAGCATTTTTGGCCTTAGCACCTGCTATGGCATTATCTATCGCCTGATTAATCCGGATAGTATTTAACTTATTCTGGTAATCGGTTTTCGCCTTTTTATTTGCTTCCTGCAATTCTTTTATAGTGTCATTTAGCTTGTTAGTGTCACTGATATTCTTTTGCAGGGTTTTAATCTGTTTGTCGTATTCTTTAGCTTGCAGCTCTAACGTAGTCTTGGCTTGCTCTGCTAAGTCTAATTTATCCTTTGATACAAAACCTGCTAACTCTTTTTTGCTGGCTTCTGCGCAAGCCTTAGCCTGTTCTTCGGTCAATCCTAATTTGATAAAATCCTCTTTAGTCATTTAATATTTCCCCTTTTACTGTAATTTAAGTATAAAAATAGCACCTACCTAATGTAAGTGCTTAATAAAAACGTATTAACTTTTATTTTAGAAAACTTGCTGCCTCTTTTAACGCTTTATAGGCACGCTTCATATTTGAATTATTTTCTAAATAATCAAGTCCTTTTATAGTTATGTTTGCATTATCGATGTTCACTTCATGTACAAAAGGTGTTTTAAGCTCTTTAACCCCTTTTATATAACCTTCATCCTGCAACATCAGTAGAAGCATTACTCTGCGTTTATCACTGATATTCAGGTATCTAGCTGATACTTTTTCTTTGTCTAGTGGTCCATCTAATGCAGCTTCAAAAGTAGCAAGTATAGCATAAATCACTTTGAAATATTCCATCATCCAGTCCCCTATTATAATTCTAGCAGCCGTTTTATTTTTTCAGGTGATTCATTAATTCCAAATGTCCAGGTACCGCCAAGCTCTATGTCAACGGGTTGCAAATCATAAAAATTTAACCGTTCGAATACACCGTCTTTGCGCTGTACTTCTGTTGACAGTACAAAACCGCTGACAGCACATAAATACTTATCATCAATGCGCCGTGTGAAATCCATGTCATCACATAATATCAGTGCCGCCTGATACTGCTTAACTTTACATGAACACCCTAGAATAGGAACAAGTGACGACATTTCATATATCTCTATTCTAGGCGTGCAATCAGCTAGCTTTATTCGTCTTGAATCTAATGTGCTATACAATTCCCCGTTTTCACATGGGATTGTTAATAGTAGATGCTTTTCCACCGAAGCCTCCATCTCATCACCATACACGCTTACCATATTGTAGCAGCCTCGTATTCTTGATTACCCAAGGCTACAAATTCAGTATATAACTTTTTTATTTCCAGAGGTGCATCCTCTTTAATTTGTGCATATTTGTCAGTATAAGGTGCTATTTTTTCCCACATATCGTGAAATTTTTTTGAATACTGCATTCTCATATTAATCACCTTTTATTATTTGCATTACTCGGTACTCGGTAAACACTTCATCAAATTTTCCCATTTGGTAACTATCAAATGCATACCTGCTCACTTTAATTACATTATAACGATTGATGCCTAAGGTATCAAGGCGGGTCTTATACTTTTTACACAAATATGTTCTATATTTTCCTTGGTCTGTTATGGCACCATATTGTTTAATATACTCCTGCGCGTCCTTCCAATGTAACATTTCGTGGACAGCTGTACTATATTTATCATCACTTTTTGCAAAGTATGGCGCATTTTCAAATAAACCGCCTGGTGATACATATAGCGTATTATTCCTAGCAAGGTAAGCAGCTGTTGCCATTATTTTTTCTTTAGAAACAATACATATCTTTGGTGGCTGCATTGAACTTGTTCCTTTCACCATCTTTATAGCCTTTGCAATGATGTTTTGGACTGTGTGTAACTCTTTAGGTTTTAGATTGATATCTTTTGAAACATAAGTGTCAAAATAAGCACTATTAACCCTATTAGCTTTTATAGGCTTACCACGCAACATGATCTTGGCTTCTTCTCCTAACTGTACACTTTTATAAGATTGCGCATTATTCGGATAATCAATTACCGGTCGATTTTGTGTTTCATTTAATTTTTCCCATTCTTTATACGTTATGTCACCTGGTACCGTATAGGTTTTACCGTTTTTGCCTCGGGCTGCCCGTTCAGCGTCCTCAGCATCATCGAAATAAGGTGCTGTACAGGACCGGCAATGACAATGTAACGGTGGTGCCGTTATACCTGGCTTCATATCACTGACTTTGAACACCTTACCGTCCATGTGACGACAAATATCACTGGTACGGCTATCAAGAGTCGCTATAAACTCATACCGTTCAACGTCCAGTTCCCTAAAACAATCCTGCTGCGCTTTAGTAGCGAAAAATGCACTCTCGGTCATTACTAAGCGACCGGCAGCACCTTTAGAAACATCCATGCGTCTAGCTATGTTGCTTGTAGCACGCCTGTAATCGTCCCCCCTGATAACAGCTTGCGTCATTTCCTGATTAAGTATGGCCACAAGTTTATTTTTATGCTCCCACACCCTGTCACTGAAATTTTTACCATCCGCCGCCCACGGTTTAGCTATAAGCATATCAAGCTTATTTGTATCAACCTGATTAAATGAATGACCTATGCCGAACCCATGTTGAATAGTAAATGCTGTTTCATAGTAGCTATCAGTATATCGGTTACGCATGGCAGCGTCTAACGTATCCAGCTGATTATTAAACAAAACCTCTAAATGCTGTTGCAGCTGCAATAAAATAGCCTCTAGCCGTGACACATGAACACGAATAGAGGCGTTATTTAATTTTCGTTGCCAGCTTTCAGATAGATCTTGTTCCTTGGCTTTCGCTATATACTGGTCAATAGTCAGCCTAAACTTAGTTAAGTCCTTACCTTGTAGCATTTTTTTAGCTTCAGTAAAGGTGACATTGTTTTCCTGCATAAACTTTTGAAACCATGCAGCAAGAACGGTATCTATTTCATTCATAGCCTGTAAATACTGTTTTTCAATATCACCGTAGGTAGCTAGCCCCTGCTGGTGAACTGCTGCTTCTAAGGCTTCAAACCGTTTTTCCCAATACTCACGATTCGGTATCCGCATTACTACTCTCACCTGCCATCTGGTACGCTAACATCTGTTGCATTTGCTCTTGTTGCTCCTGTTTTAGCCGTTCCTGCTCTGCTTGTATGTCAGTTACAAATGGATGATGTGCAAGTAATGTCTCCTGTGACACAAGCCCCTGACTTTGCTGTATCTCACTAATAATTTCAGCATCATTTACTATCATGTTACGGTTAAATGTCACCGTTACTTCTTCATTGGTGAAATCACCGGCTCCCGCCATTTGCAGGTAAATGTCAACAAAATAAAACAGCTGGTCAAATGCTGCCTGGTACTGCTGTTCAATCATATCTGTATCAAGGTCTATGTCTGAATACATCGACCGCAAGTTCATTTCATTAGGGTCCTTATCTACCCTATCGTCTTTAGCGTCAAAACCGCGACCGTTTTCAATTAATGCCTTTTTAGTATTTTTTAAATACTCCGTATAGCCAGCAACATCCCTGTCAAGCCTTAGTACCTCGACGCCGCCATCATCACGAACTTTTACTGCACCATACTGCATAAGCTGGCGTTTAAATTCGCTTAAATTTTCACCACCGTAATTCCTAAGCACCAGTATGCTATCCATGACACTTTCGCTCATGCTGTGGTTCCAATTGTTACGCATTTTATTCAGATTATCCTGTAACCCTTTTATACGGCGTATAAGCGGTATCTCATCGGTATTATACTTAAAAGCGACTAGCGGCACTTTACCCCAGGTGAAAGCATTTCCCTGCTTGTCGACGCCGTAAGTATTGTCAAGTTCTTCGGTATTAGGTGTCAATGTACCATTATTAAGTATGAAACGACCTACTTTATCCGGATAATATACGTCCGCATGTTGGATGTATGTTTTGGTTCTGCCAACGTATTGTACAGTTAAATAGAACCTCACTGCCATGTCTAGCTCGGTATGCTCATCGCTTTTCCAAAATGGCATTATTTCATGGGCAGGGAACATCTTAAATTGCAGTTCCCCGTTTTCATTGAAGTATGGCATCAGCCATGCTAATCCTTCATTTAGGGTCCCCGTTGTCACCCGCTGTATAGTCCGCAAAAATGCTTTATCAAAAACCTGTTGCAGATATGCGCTGTAATTGTCATTATTAGTCTGCATAGTCAGTGGTTTACCAACCATGTAATTAACCTTTTGGTCAACTAAGTTGGCATACTGATTATCAAGCGTTCTAGGTGATTCGTCTGTCACGTAAGTTGGACAGCCATCTGCGTCACGCCCCCATAATTTTTGCTTTATGTCTGGTCCTACCGTATAGCGATAATAACCTAAGCCATCTAGCATTTCCTTACGACGTTTGCTGTCTTTCCAGTCTGCCAGCTCTAACGCGATGAAGTCAATGTCACTTAGATTTTTACTCGCTTCTTCCCGGATAAGAGCCTCCGCGTCGTCTGGTTCTAATCCAAACTGCGCTAATACTCCGTCAAACATTCACTTCACCTCACTTAAAGCTAAACACATCATCAAGCATGTTGTATTCGTTTCCATAGCGAACCGCGTCTATATGGTGATTTTTCTTATCAGGAAAACGGCTTATGAAGTTACCTTCTTTATCCTGCTGGTACTCGTATCCCACAAACTCTCGAAAAGTTTTCGGACAACGCTCTTTATCGATGATTATTTTCCGCAGGTCCTGTAGCCACTTTATACCGTGTTCAACACTGTCGGGGCCTTTACGGCAGCCTTTTATATTCACACCCCGTTTTTCAAATTCACGTATAGTACGAGGCTCAGCGCTATCAGCGATAACTAATCTGTGTTTAGCTAACTCTTTAACTGCTTTAGCTGCTGGGTCAGTTTCAAAACCTACTTTGTCTATCTCACCAAAGATATATAGTATCTCATGTTTACGGTCATAGTGCATACTATTAAATGCTAGAGGGTCTACGGCAAAACCAAAGTCCAAGCCATAGCATAAGTGGTCAAACTGCTCTATCATCTGGTCACTTATACGCATGTCTTCAACATTACTGAATACGTCACCGCCGGTACCGGTTACTTCACCTAAATATTCATGACGATAGGACATCTCATTTTTTCTTCTTAATATTTCAGCATCAATAAAAAATCGCTCTCCCAGCCATGATTTAGGTACACCCAAATAGGTTGAGTGATGCACTATACGCCCCGGCACATCGTTTAATTTTTCCGCGTTCACCCAATTGTTTTGACTTTTGGGCGGATTGAATGAACAGAATTCCCAGTAAATAGGGCCGCCACGCAATAGTGATTGATTTAAGCTACGGATTTCTTCCATTCCCCCGAACTGATCTAATTCTTCACACCAGCAAATACCAATATAGCCAAATGGCAGTTTGATAGATTTGATTTTCTGCGGGTCATCCACACCCATAAAAAGGATTTTCTGCCCCGTCTTCTTGTATGTGATTTCATGCGGCGAAGTCTTGAACTTGAATTTGCTGGTCAGCCCCAGCCGGTCGATAGCCCATTGCATCTGCGTGTATACGCTGTTTTTGATAGTGTTCCCGACTTTGCGTAATACTACCGCATGACAGTCCGGATTTTTCAGCAGCAACAAAATAATCTCAATACTGATATGGGATGATTTTGTAGAGCCGCGTCCGCCTTCCTCCCAATAGTACGTATGCCCGTGTTTTTTTATGTCGCGGTGAATATCATAGAAGTGAGGGGCTATAATGTCACTAAGTTTTATTTCAGTTTTTATCTAGCTCACTCCCTCCTATATCGTCAATGATTTTTACATCATCGCCCTCTGTGCCTTTGCCTTGTGCCATTGCCAGCAATTCAGTTTCGAGGCGTTTTATTCTCGCTTTTTGCTCGGCTTTGTCAAGTTTGCCTGGGAACCGCTTCAAGAGATTTTCGGCGGCTTTTATACGGTCTCTGGAAGATATCCGTGTTTCAATTATGCGGGCATTGCTTATCCCTTCGCCTTCACCTTCTACAACAACATTCTCATCTGTGAGTTCGCCGCGTAGTGCCGATGTGAGAAATTCCATAACCTCGGTTATATCAGCCGTGCGTTTAGAGCGAATTTCAGCCTGCCGGGCTTCAATAGCGGCTTTAATGTATGGTTTTGTGAGGTTCTCGGCTCCTACAGCTCTAGCTGTTTTTTCGCTATAACCTGCCCTTTTGGCCGCCTCGCTCGCATTGCCTGTTTCAATGTAGGCATCTATAAAGGCTTCCTGTTTTGGTGTTAATCCGTTTCTTTTCACATCGTGCACCGCCCTCCTTTATTTTCTGCTGTTGTGTATATTTATATTTAGGAGAATAGATAAACCATCCTAAATTTTTACAACACAAAAGCCGTACTACTAGTAAAAGTAATACGGCTTTTGTGCTACGCTAAAAGAACTAAACTAAGGAAACTAATTATAGGAAGTAACCCCAAAGAATATGTTCAACCCTCAACCTCGGGATACTATCATTATATCACCTGATTTATAGGAAATCCTGCCAACAAACTGCCAAAAAAACGACAAAAAAACGACAAAAAAACGACATTTAATGAGTAGTGCCTATAAAAAACACGTCCTGTTCGGCGTAATCATGAAAAAGCATTATAGCCAGGCTTCTAGTTGCCTCATTAGCTTTACGCTGGCATGACCTTTCGCTCAACCCCAGCTCCTCGCCGATTTCGGCATAGGTGTAATGCTCTATATAGTGTTTTCTTAGTATTTTTTGCTCGTCGTCTGGCAACCTGCCTAACGAGTTTTCCATTTTTTCTAAATGGGTTTGCAAACGCCTGCGGTTTACCTGTAGCGCTTTTACCTCCTGTTCCTGTAATGCTCGTACATGAGCCTGCTGTTCTGTACCGTTAAGCTCTGATGCCCCTGAACTTGTACTAGGGCGGTAATCAACGGCACGTACTGAAACGTCAGCTAATTCACGGTTAAGGTCCTGCATATCAAGCTCAATATTCCTGACTGCCTGCTGCCGATAAGAGTAGTTTTTTAGATAATCCTTAGTTAGCTTAATACAGTCATTACTACGAAACATTAAACTGCCTCCTTTTTAAACCGGGTACCGTTATCACGAACACTGTTATTATGGTTTATATGTCTCTGCATCTGCTGACGCATATTTTCATCAAACTGCATTTTATCCATAAAGCCAGTGACTGCCGTTATTAAATCGGTACATTCTTCCATAAGTTTTATATACAAGTCTGCTGCCTGCTTGGTGTCCGTGCAGCGCCTTAGCTTTAAATAGGCTTCGTTTATTTCGCCGTATTCTTCACCAACTTTTAAAAGCTGGTCAACTTCGGTCCAATCCGCATATTTCGGGCCGTTGCATGGCTTTGGTAACACTTTGTCAGCCATTAGTATTCACCTCCAATTGTCATAGTCACGGTGACTCCAGTTTTAGGATCTCTAATTGTCACCGGAGTTTTATCCAGCTTAAATCCTGTTAATTTAACATCAGCACTCATCATCTTTACTAGCTGTGCTGCCCTTTTATGTATTTTTTTCATAATATTTTTTTCAGCTTCAAATGGTGTCACGTCTTTAACATGACTGCGATTAAACTTGTCCATTATTTTCCTCCATATTCTTTAATTCTGGCCTTTATCGCCGTTATCATTGTTTCCTGTGTCACCTTTTTACCCTGCAATGCCTTGATAGCAAAAAGCCTATCATTACCATTCCAAGCTGCGCCATTCCAAGCTGCGTCATTTCCTTTTGAATCTTTTTCCATATATCATGTACTTTTTACTCATTCTAGTCCCTTCCGTAGCTGCTACTTTTAGCTGCTACTTTTAGCTGCTACTTTTCTTCGTGCTGTTCATTTAACCAATTTTTCCACATCCTTATTTCTGTGGAACTTCGTTCATCATCACTCCAGCAACGTATGCTTTCATCCAAAATATCGTTAGAAGCCATAGTCATATCGTTTATAATAAACGATACCAGCTCGTCTTGCGATAGCGTTTTTATATATTCATAGTTAGTCATTATCCAATCACCTCTACATCTCCATATCGTTTTTTAAAAGAACACAGCGTCATTCCGATATACTGCCCCAAAAAAGGAAGTCCATAAGTCATCGGCAGTTTGACTTTAATTTCTGTCTGCAACTGAAAGTAGTCTTTATAATGCTTTTTAAAATATTCCGTTGCAGAGACTTTATCTTTATGTTCAACAAAATCATAAATTTTATCAGACATTACATCATGATAAAACGTTACCCATTTCATGAAAATTATCCCCTTTATTAGTTGTTACACAAAAAGTAATCCCACGCAAAAAGTATTATACGAGCAACTGCCATTAGTGCAACAATTGGTATCCAAATAGGGCAGAATATAATTGCACCTAAAACCCCGATTGTATCTATGATTTTTTCAGCAGTTAGCTTATTCATTATCTACCTCACTTCCGTTACTCTCCCTTTCCTTGCAATATTGACAGAACGGCTGTCCATCTTCTCTATATCCGCCAAGGCTATCTGCCTTGGCTTTATTGGCATTCTCTGCATAGACAATCATTTCTACGCCTTCATCTTCGTTGTACATAAAAGCATACGCTTTGGCTATCATCTAATCACTTCCTCGTTTTTCCTATACAAACAATTCCAATCCTCTTTAGATATTTTTCTCATTGTCTTTCCCCCAGACTTTTCAAATATGCTTCTCGCATTGATTCAAACATTTTTATAGCTGAAAGATACTCTAATCTATATCTTTGATATTCTTCATTTTTACTGTCAGCTGGATAAACCTCGTCTATTCTTAGTTTAAACTCATCTAGCGTACCTCCTTTATAGTTGTTCCAACAGCCACAGCGAATGTTGTCGTAATCTGCAAAATATAAAGTTTCATAACGTCTGCTACCGATATTTCCTGCATAAACTAACCACGGTCTATAAGCACCTCGCAAATCTGCGTTTCGCAAATCTGCGTTTCGCAAATCTGCATTTCGCAAATCAGCACCTCGCAAATCTGCGTTTCGCAAATCTGCATCTCGCAAATCAGCACCTCGCAAATTAGCACATAGCAGGTCTGCACATTGAAAATCTGCACCTCGCAAATTAGCTTCTCGTAAAATGGCACTTTGCAAATCCGCACCTTGCAAATCAATACCCTGCAAATACGCACCCAAATCAGCTTGTTCTCCTCCTTCCTTGTTATATAGCCATTTTTTGTGCCTGGCTAAAATATCCTTTAATTCCTCAGCTGTTATTTTTCTCATGATATTACCCCCTATGTTGCCCTTCAATTTGCCCCTTATGTCCAGCCTTTAGCCTGCTTTCCCAGCGCTCCCACTTTGGTGAGCTTTCTACCGTGCTATGGTGCGGCAAACAACCAAGTATTCTTAGTATCATACACACGTCTATTGCTTCTTCTTTTAGCTGCTCTGTTGCTTCGTGCTCTGACTTTGGCGTGATGTTTGAACTGTACCCTTTTGCACGTATCAGTTTTAAGCTTGCTTGTTCCAGCTCTCCACATTCTTCTGCCAGCTGTTCCAGCAAATCACGCTCCGTCAGGTGCTTGTGTACGTAATACATACTATCAATTCCGCTCATCGTTCACTCAATCCCCTTTTAATTAGTCGAAAGTATTTTCCTCGCTTCATCAGCATTACATCCGAAAATATCCATCGTCAGCTTTTCGGCCTCAGCCTTGCTTAACTGTTTCGACGGTGCCATTCGGTATATCCTCTTAATTCTCTGCCTAATTCTCTTCCTTTCAGTCTTTACCAACGCTCCAATCTGTGAGTCAAACATGCACAGTGCTCTCACTTGCATCCCTTGCCTGTTATTCATACTTTCCTCCATTGTCCAGAAGCAATGCCATAGCAAAAGCCTTTCCTCTTCTATGGCGCCCATCGCCAATATAGCCCCGCAATTTATCAAATATACGGCGTTCAATCCGGATGGCGGCTTTATTGTTATACCTTTTAATCATTACTGTCCTCTCCAGTCATTGATTTATGATTATTATTTCTTGAAGGAACTTCGCCATATTCTGTTGTAGCTGCTATCCATTCTTTTGTCTATTGATTCCCAATCAAACATTTTCAAGTTCACTGTTTATCAACTCCAAACTTTTTATAAACCTTTTACAAATCTTACAATTTGTTTGATTACATAGTCTGCACACGGTTGAGCCATGCCATTGCCTAATGCTTTGTATCGTTTACTGTCAAGTGCTGGCTTGCCTTTGAACTCAATATCCGTAAAGCCATCAGGCAACCCCTGCAATCGTTCGCATTCTGTCGGCGTTAATCGTCTTACTAAATATTTTTGTTCATCATCATCTTTTTGTGGCAAGCAGTAAAGCCCTGTTTTTGCTCCACCGCCACCACCAAGCCCCAAAAGAGTAACACTTTTTGTTGCGTTCATTTGTATACGGTCGGCTGCACGTCCAAAATCTACCGCATATTGTTCATGTTCTTGATGAGCAACGCCATTCTGACATTCTGTCGGCGTTAATCTCCGCACCTTACCAACTGAAGGACTGATGTTAACTATTAAATTCTCACTGCCACCGCCACAACTGCCACCACATGCCTTTAATGTCGTTAATGGTGTGCCTTGTAAGAATTTATTATAGGCATTTTGGGGGAAACATTCTGCTACTGCGTGCCTGTCAACTGTATTCAGCGTGTAGCTTAGTTCCTCTTGGTTGCCTGTTCCGTTGCCGCCGTTTTGTGGTTTTCGGTCAATCGTGTTTCCGGCTATGCAATAACTATGCACAACCGGCAGATCATTGCCAGTTGCCAACGTCAAGCTTTTTTCATTGCTTACAAGCGGTACTTTACCGCCCCCCGCGCATCCACTCCGCATTCGCACGACTGCGCTATCAACGCTTTTTCCAGTTCCTCTGGCAACTTCTTCCCGCGCTCTTTCGCCCTCCGCAGAATCCCTTGGCACGCACGGCTCGACAAATAGTATTTCTGTGGCACGTCTGTCAACGGCTGCAAAATCTGCGACAAGAAAGATTCTTTTTCTTCGCTGGGGGACTCCCCAATATTGAGCGTCCAACACTCTCCATGCGACTTGACAGTTTTGAAACTGCACCATTCCTGCTTTTGCCCACTTTCCGTTGTCAGGCATTGGAATACTCTCTTGTCCAATTTCCTCAAGCACAGTTCTGAAATCGGCTCCTTTATTTGAAGTAAGTGCTCCAGTAACGTTTTCCCATACAAAGAACTGCGGGTATCTCCCCCCCCGTGGACTTTCGCATTCCGTGAACAATGTCAATTGCATTTCTAAATAATCCGCTTCTTTCACCATTTAACCCCTCTCTTTTACCGGCGATAGACAAATCTTGACAAGGTGAGCCAGCACAAATAATGTCTACTGGTGGTAATTCAGCTCCATCAAGTTTAGTAATATCGCCTAACTGCTTAGTCTCAGGAAACCGTATTTTTGTCACCTCAGCAGGGTATTCATCAATTTCACTGCTCCATAACGGTTTTACTCCTGCATGTTGCGCCGCTAGTTGCCACCCGCCAATACCATCAAACAAACTTCCTAAAGTTAGCAATTAACTCCCTCCACCAACTATAAAACCTCCATAGTAATTTCTACTCTCGGCGTATCTGAATACCACTTTCCGACTTTGCCATAAGCTACTATCTGACTGTCGTCTTTGTACCATACCCCATTAAGTGCGTCCTCAACGCCTTTTATCACGTTAGATACGTCAGGCTTTGTCGTTGGTCTCAGTAAGCCCATATCTATCTGTTCCCGCTTTTTCTTTGAAAATGACTTCGGTATCTTGCGGTAAATCAAGACTGACAGTATCACTGGATTCTTAGTCGGCTCATCAGGCGCATGTTGTTGTGCCATAAGCTTTATTAGCTGCTTATAATTCCTGCTCTTATCAGGGTCATACGCTCTTGCATGCCCCTGATTTGTTGTCAGCCTTGGTCTGTCCTGCGGTATGGGGTCTCCATTTACTATTACTCTGTATCGGTTCATTGTTATTCCACCTGTCTAGCATATCCTTAAAATACGGTAAGCATTTATCACAAATATCTAAATCAACGCTGTGATAATGCTTTACATCTTTCATCGAATTGCATATATCGCAATACCTACCTAATCCATCAACCAACTATTGTCACCTGCTTTCGCCGGTTTTAACGGCGTTACTTTTTTCTCTCTCATTCTCAGCATTGCTGAATACTGCCCATACGACATACCAAGCTCCCTTGCCTTTGCAGCTTTCTCTGTCAGCCTGCTGTTTGCATGATATTTTTTCATCTTGAGTTCTGCCCGCTTCCTTTCCTCTGAAATTATCCCTAGCCCTTCCCGTGCAAATTCACGGCGACTTTTAACTACTTTACTTAATATGCCGTCATTCCTTAGCCGGTTATGAAAACCGCCGACCGACATGCCGCATAAAACCGCACATTCTCTTTGAAGTGCTAACCCTTTTTCGTACATGGCTTTTGCTTCTTCATATGAAATATTCCCACAAGTTTCTTGTCTTGTTTTAGGTTTTATTCTTACGATTAAACTGCTCATTTTTCAGGCACTCTCTTTTCTTTATCTGTATATAACAAACCACATTCCAAAAATAATTGACGCTGAACAATTGGTTTCATTTTTTCGATTGATTTTTCAAGTTTTTCTTTTTCATTTTCCAGCCGTAAAACCTTGCGATAAAGCTCATCATTATCGTGCGTCAGCTGTGTTGCGGTCGCCTTGACTACAACTAATTCCTGCTCTGCACTTATTCTCTTTTTCCGTTCATCTTCATACTTCCATAACCCTGAAATGTTCATGCTTCCGTTCCCCCGATAACTTCTAAATCCAATGTGCTTTGTGCCCTGTCGCCATTAATGTAGCGCATGGCTTCGTCTGTCAGTAAATCAATATCCGTTTGTAATTTATTATCATCGTTAGTTATTAGCCAAGTTGGTGTCTTGAATTTGAAAATGTACCCCCCATTGACGGGGATTGATACTTTTATTTTTACACCACGTCTTGAACTAACACCATCGCTATATTTTATAGTAACTTCGTCTGCTTGCCAGTTCGTAGATAAATCTGCCTGTTTATGTTCCAATTCGCACATCTTCAATGCATGTAATCCCATAGCCCGCATGACATTATAAAGCTCAGGGCGTGGAGTATCTTTGCTTTTAATTGTCTGACGCTCCCAGCCGTTTTCACCTTTAGTTTCCCACCCGATTAAAATAACTTTGCCTTTTGATGTTTCCTGTATTTTTACGTTCAAAATTCTAGTTGAATTTAGCATTATTTTGCCCCCTGTTTAAAATAATTTTTAACTCATTTTCATAGTCTATTTTTACATCTCATATTACGCTTAACTTGCTTGATATTTTTCCTGTTAGTTTTGCGTTTAAAATTCCCCATTTTTTACCTCTTTTCACTTTTATTTTTGCTTTAATGCTTGGCTTTTTTCTGCTGTTTTTCCAGCTCTTTAAGACTGAGATTCAGTCCCTTCAGCCTGCCTTTTAAATCCCGCATGGTCATTTCGCCAGCTTTGTACTGGTTCATCACCTGCCGTCTTTTCCGCTGCACCTCGGTTATTTTTGCCTCGATTTCGGACAATTTCATGTCATGCTTTATAGTCATGCTAAAAATACCACCTTTTCGTTTTCTTTAAAATCAATTTTAATGCGCCTAGCGTTCGCCACAATCAAAAATTCATGCATTGCCCATAGTTATATATGCATAGTTATTTTTAAACGCCTTAAATGGCTTATTTTTTACTTACCAACTCTTGGCACATTTTCTTGATTTGCGGGTCAGTTTCAGTTTTCAGGTCCACATCAAGCGCCCGCAGCGTGATTTCCGCCCGCGGATTTTCTTTGTCTATTCCCGCTATCCGGCAACCATCAAGCGACTTTACCAGTCTGTCATCCGCCAGCAGCCATTTTTTAGCCAGCTGTTTTTTACGCTTGCCTGTAGCTATATCCGGCATCAAAGCGTATTCATCGCTTATTAAGTCCTGTGTGGCCTGTATCAGCCCGTTTAAATCCGGATAATGCGCCCGGTTCTTGAGATAATACTTTACTTCAAGTGCTACCGGTCCTATGAAGTGTGGCAGGTTACGAGCCTTCATGAGGTGTAACCTGAACACTTTCGCATACTCCCGATATGCTTTGCTTGGAAGTATCTCCGCCCTTCTTGCTATCATCACAGAGCTGTTTTTCTTGGTCGCCGGCTGGCCGTATACCGTTATTTTGTACTCGTTTATTTTGTCTATCCGCACGCTTCTTATCGCCTCGTTCCTAATGCCAGCTTTTGGGCGGTTGCGTTTATGAGTGACTGCACACTTTTTGCTCCCAGCTGGTCAAGGATTTTTTTATTTTCTTTCCGTTCTGCTTCCCGTTCCAGCTCACTGTTATAGATTTTCATGAACTGCGCCCTGGCCGTGTTTACCGCGTCACTTTTCAGCGTGAGTAAATCCATCTTGCCAAAACGCTTTACTGCTATCGCTATCTCTGGGCATGAGTACTGCCACGGCCGGTAGTCTCCATTGCGCTTCGCATTTTCCATTGCTTCCCGCCACGCTTCGCCTGCATCCGGCTTTCCGTTGCTTGCTGCTGTCTTTTTTATGCTTTCGGCTGCTTCAAAGATTTCTGCTACCGTTGGGAAGAACTTGCACTTGCGCAGACATTTGGTAATACCGGCATTGATTTCCTCATAGCTTAGAGGCTCAAGTGCTTTGGCATAAAGGGCGAATGTCGCTCCGTCAGCTTTTGAGTACGGATATGCCTTGTTTACCAGCGTCAAGAGTTTCATCACTGCCTCATACTTGCTTGTCTTGTCCATCTTCCATCATCCCCATTTCTTTTAGTGCTGCCATGCCCTGCTTATAAAGCTCATCTGCATCAGCTTGATTAGCTTGCCTATGCTTTTTTCGACTGCTCTTGAACCCCTCACGCTCCCAGCGTTCCAGCACCTTGATGACGTACTGGATTGACCTGCCGCCATTAACAGCGGCTTCTTTGATTGCCGCAAGGCACCATTGTTTCCCGTATCGGTCATAAACATCGTTCAGCTGCTCTAAAACAAGATTTCCCGCGAAAGGTTGCAGATTATCGCAAAAGGCCGTTACGACTTCACCGCGATCACCATCGTATAAATCTTGAACTTTTTCTTGACATTCTCCTGAAGATGGTGTATCAGTAGCAGCAGCATCTAACCTAACCTTACCTAACCTAACCTTACCTAACCTAACCTTACCTATGTCTACCGCTGGTATGTCACTTGGTATACCAGATGTCATACCAGCACTTGAATCCCCCGCAGTTGCTGGCGCCTTAAGCTCATAAACTTTTCGTTTGTTCAGCTCAATTCGTGCAAATTCATCACAATGAGTTGGCTTGTATCGGTCTGTCCTGATGAAATTGTGTATTTTCCAGTGCTTTATTACAATAACCCCCGAGTCAAAAGGGATGATATAGCTCTTAGCAACCAGCAGCTTCATATCATCATCATGACAGCCAATTTCACGCATAATTCTTTTTGGTGATGTGATAAAGCCATCATCATCCGCCCGCAAAAGCAGGTGAAAATAAAGGCACTGTGTGCTCATAGGCATGTCCATGAAAACGTCAGTCTCAATTACTGATTTTGCCATCATTCTTCTTTCTGCCATGTTTCCTCCTTCGGCTTTATTTTTGCAGGCGGTTTTATTAATTTCCGCCCGCAATTTTTAAAGCCTTTTTTAGTTTTAAAACAAAGGGTCAGTTGCCTTATTTAATTCCTCTTTGGTAACTTTGTGCCCTGGTTCATTTGGAATAGGTTCTGTCTTTATTTCGCCGGTTTCACGGTCAACATTTGGCGGTATTTCCTGCGCATTTTCCGCGTCAATTGTAGTAATATCCGGCTCATCTGCCATACTATCACTTATTGACGTTTTGATGGTTTCATCCTGCGCCATTGCCCGCACAAACTCAGTTTTAATCGGGGCATATTTTAACAGTTTTTTGATAACTGTTTTCTTGGCCATTTCATCATAATTTGTTGACCACGGTGAGTAGCTGCTATTTGCAGCTTTACTGAATTTATTCTTATGCTTATTGATATCATCTTGGCTCATAACCTCGAACCCGTAGCCGCCGTTTTTAGTGTGATAAACGGCATAATATAAAATTACGTTTCCGCGGTTTTCAAGCGCTGGGATATGCTTAAGTTTCGGTGTTAAACCAAGCTCATATTCAAAGTTGTCATTTTCATAAACTTCGTGAGCTGAAATATCTGTTATTTCGCCGGACCTGTAAGCAAGGTCTATAAGGCCCTTGTAGCCCAATTGAAATTGGGCCTCTAAATTCCCATGATTACGGTACGGGATGAGGTATGCCTGCCCCAGCGGTGTGTTAGGTTCAACACCTAGCTGGGCTGCCTGCATCATGGCACCAAGGAAGCTATTTGGCGTGCATTGCTGAAGCTGTGGATTGGTACTCATCGCCGTAAGAACCATTCTTGTAAAGCGTTCCGGAGTAAGGACCGTTGGCAGCGCTTTAGCAATCTGCGGTCCCATCTGAACTACCAAATCTTTAATAGAACGTACTCCGTTCCCTGCCTCTGTCTGTACTGCTGCCTGTTTTTTGATTAATCCGCCTTTTACTGTTGCCATTTAAAATACTTCCTTTCTGTATTCTGTATGAAAAATTTAATTAAATTAAATGCTGAATCTGCGGGTTGGTTTACCCTGCTTGCTGTACTTTGCAAATATATCTGGCTGTTCTTTTTTCAGCCGTTTTGTATCGACAGTTACCCGTCCGGCAACTGTCTGCCACTTGACTGTGCGGGCGTCCTCATCGTCGCCAACGGTTCCGATTTCATAATCACCCAGCATGGAGCAGAATTTGTTTTGTATCTCTGCAATCTGCCCCTTGATTGATTTTTCGCTTTCTTTCAGCTCATCAAGCCGGTTTAAAAGCTTCACGGAATCGCTTGGCAGCACAATTGTTTCTTTGTTCCCGCCAGGGTACTTACGGCTCAACGCCTCTTTGCAGGATGTTGAGCCGTCAACCTCTGGCATGATATGATTTTCAACCTTGTGCCAAAAATCGACTTCCGCTTTCAGCAGTGCTTTTATATCCTCTTCATCACGCTCAATAGTATGCATGACGAAGTGATTACCACCAACGAGACAGGCTATATACCAGCGCGGTAAACCTGATACCATCATGTAATGCTGGCACTGCACATAATAAGCGGGCGGGATTTTACCCTCATCCCATTCAGTACGTGCAAAGCTGTTAGTAGTCTTGCACTCAAGCCCTGCATCCTCACCAACAAGCAGACGGTCAAAACTTCCTTGAATGAATGGATAATCCTTCATGCGGTAAACTCCGCACCGCCTAACCAGCTTATCCGCCCGCTGGCAAAACTCATCAGCAACTACCTGTTCGAGGACGTGCCCGAAATGGACCACCTCTTTAGTGCTGATGTCCTCGGCTTCAACCTCGCCAGTCTTTTCAAGCCACAACTGATATGGGCTTTTCCAAGGCGTCATGCCAAGAATTGCAGCGGCATCACTCCCGCCTATGCCAGCTTTTCTAAGTTTCAACCAGTTATCATTGCTGGTTTCCATTTCTTTAAAAGTCATTACTAACTCGCAATTCATAATTTCCTCCTAATTTAAATACAGTAGATAAATGTAACAAGGAATGTTACTAAAAACATGAGACTAAACATTACTAACCATCCCAATGGTGTGAAAAACGGTAATTCTTTTAATTCTTCTAAACAATTGCTTGCAAACTCTTTCAATTTACAGCACCTTCCTTTACGGTTTTATAAGGCCAGCCACAACAAAGGCTACGGCCCATATCGCTACGACTTGCGCTAGTAGCTTTAACGCTTGCGGGAGCTTGCATATAAGCTCTCCGTATTGTCTATAATCTTCCTGCCGGCGTAGATATTTTAAGTAATCCTCTCTGCTTGGTTTCATTTACGCTACCTTCTTTGGAATTGCTAGAACATCACTTACCCAGAACTTTCTATTTGTAGTAGGTGGTGTCACGTATGCCTGTAACAATCCTGATTTGACATACTCCCCGATTCTGCCAACCGGGACCTTTAAAATCTCAGCAGCTTCCTTAGCTTCGATTAATTTGTCAACTTTAACCGGCGCCATAACAGTGTGGCCGCCTGTTTCCTTAGCTAATCTCAGGTACTCAAGTACCTGCGGATTCTTTTCTAGCATATCCTGTAGCTGATGGCCCATGTGAACCAGCTCTGACAAGTTCTGCATATTTACGTCCATTAGTTTCCCTCCTATAATGGCTAACTCATGCACCAATCGTAAATGTAACGTTTAATGCCCTGCATATCTGTGCAGCCTTCTTGATGGTTGCTTGGCTGCGCCCGCTCTCATAATTTGCGAGCTGCTGGGCAGTGATACCGGTACGTTTGGAAAGCTCGTACAGCGTCATGCCGCCCCGCGCTTTCCGTAGAAACTCTGAAAATTTCAATTACTTTTATCTCCTGCAATATTAGGTAAATATATTTGATTACTTGCCCTTCTCATGGTAAACTTTACATAAGAGGTGGTAATTATGACTTCAATCCATGATGTGGTGGATAATCTGAGTGCTATTCCCCCATCACTTGTGTCTATCCCTGACTTAGACGAGCCAACTCACGCCAAATGGATGTATGAGCGTATTGTGAAAAAGATAAATGAGTTTGAGGAATCTATCCCTGATAATATGCAGGCTGGAGGACGTTTTGTTGCATCCGCCAACGGGTACACATTCTGCATTGACGATGTTGGCTATTGGAATCCCGACATGATTACGTTCTACGGGACTGGCCCCGACGGTGCAAAAGTTGAGCTCTTGCAGCATACAAGTCAACTAAATCTTTTACTGGTAGCTGTACCACGTATGGATGATTTGTCGAAGCCTCGTAGAAAGATTGGTTTTGCCACAAAAGAAGCTGACCGATAGCTCTTATCTGCTCACTTAGTTTGCAAAGCTCATCAACGGATGAACCTTTGCTTTTCTCGCAAAGCAGCTGCAAATGCTTTTCAAGGATTTTGTTAATTTCAGTCTCAATCATTTTTCTCATCTACTTTCATTTATGCTGTGAGGCTGCTGCCCCACAATTCTTCTACCGTGGCTCCAAGTGCCTTTGCGATACGGGTTGCCGTCCGTGCATCTGGCACTCTGTCGCCATACTCATAACGCTGGTATGTCAATCCTGAAACACCAGCTTTCTCAGCAAGTTCTTTTTGTGATAATCCTGCTTGCTGACGCAGCCCTTGCATAAGGGCTTTGAATTTTTTATCTGTTTTCATGCTCTCCTCTCTTTCTATATTTAACACTACCAAACGGTAATGTTTATACTTATAATATATCACTACCATTTGGTAACGTCAAGGTGGTGTTACAATGAATTTTTCTACGCGATTAAAAGAACTTAGAACTAATCGAAATCTTACACAGAAGCAGGTTTACTCAGCTATCGGTATGTCTGCATTAGGCTATCAACGGTATGAATATGGCGAACGAGAACCAGCATATCAAAAGCTATTGGCTCTTGCTGACTTCTTTGACGTCTCATTAGACTACCTAACTGGCAGAACCAATACACCAGCGATAAACCACTAAAGGAATATTATGCAAAGTCAACAGCTTTTTCAGATTCGTAACCATTGTGCCAAAAAAGCATTTCGTTACACACAACACTTCATGCAGCGCATCATCCAACGGCGAATAACCATTGAAGATTATCCCGACGATTATCCCTATCCTAGCTGCCTGGTTTTAGGCTATACTATTAATGACAAACCACTCCATGTCGTTTGCGGCATCACGCCGGATGAACTTTTTCTAATAACCGCTTATC